TAATGAATACATTATTTTACAAGATATCTACAGAGAACGTATTATGGAAATCCTCAATAATCAAGACATCCCTATCCTAGAAAGAGAATTTTATTCTGAATCAGGTAATTGGTATCAGAATAATGATTTTCAAGATATGATTGATACTCTGGTTTGGTTAAGCCGAACTAAAGAAGAAAAGAAAGAAATCTTAAATGAAGATTTAGATGATTATTTTAATTGTGAATAATATATTATAATATGCCCGCTTTCGTTGTCCATGGTTTCATGGGTTATCTTTTATACGGTTATGAAGGTTTATTTTACGGTTTATTACCAGATATAATAGGTTTCGGTCCATTTTTTTATAGGATATTCAAGGATTATTCTTTTGATCCTAAAGATAGTCTTATTGAAAAAATTCACTCAGATAAAATGACTAAAAGGGACTGGTTTCTTTATGATATTTCTCATTCACTTTTACCATGGTTAGTCTTATTATTAATAACGAAAAATAAAGCAGTTTATGCGGCAATTATTGGTGTCATATTTGATATCTTTTTACATTCAGAAGAATATAAAGGTTGGAGAGGTCCTAAATATTTATATCCTTTAAGTGATACATATTTTGAAGGTATTCATTGGGGGGGTCCTTTAGGTTTAACAATCACAGGAGTCATATTATTCTTATTCATACAATATAAAACTGAAATAAAAAATAAATTAATTATATAATATGAAAAACTTTCTAGGGGGAGGTTTATTAATTGGTTTAGGTGCTGTAACACTATTAATGACAACCGGTTATATTTCAGGTATGAATAGTATGTTGGATACTATTTTTATTAAAACAGATGATTTTCAATACAGATGGAAAACATTGTGGTTAAGCGTTTTTATCTTATTCGGTATTATTTTATCCAAACAATCTAAAAATGTTGAATCATTACCCTTAAACGTATTCACTTTTATTAGTTTTTTTATCTTAGCATTCGGTGTTAGGATGGCTCAAGGTTGTACTTCCGGACACGGCATTAATGGTTTAGCAAGATTGTCTAAAAGATCTTTCGTTGCTGTTGGTATATTTTTCGGTTGCGCCGTTTTAACCTCAACCTTTTTCACAACTTTAAAAATTCATAAAACTAAATCAATGAATAATAATATTCTTATACCTATCGTATTCGTTATGACATGGATTATTTACGCATTCAGAAAAACTGTTCCTAAAGATGAAAATTCTACTATAAATCCTTTTAATGTTATGGCAGTAACAATTAGTGCTTCATTATTCGCAGGCGGTCTTATTCTTTCTAAAATGTATCAATTCAGTGTTGTAAAAGACTTCCTTAATCTTAAAAGTAAAAATTGGAAATTGGGATTAATGATTGTTTTCGGTTCGGCAGTCCTAGTATCTTTAATGGGATATCAATTGGTAGGTAAAATGAATCAACCTCTAACTTTAACCTGCGAACAGACATACATTAAAGATGAAGAATGTAAATTTATGTTTCCTAAAAGAAATCAGATTAATACTAAATTAATCGTAGGAAGTTCATTATTCGGGGTCGGTTGGGGTTTAACTGGGATGTGTCCATCAACATTTCCAATTAGATTAGGATTAGGAGATCCTTCGGCTTATTTAGCATTATTAGCCCTGTACTTGGGATATAAATCAGAAGATCTCTTTGAAAATATTGTTCAAGTAAAATCATTAAATAATAATATTATTTTACATCAATTCTTCGATAAACCTTCATCATCATTTACTTATGTTGTAGGGGATAAAGAAACGAATGAGGTCGTTATTATTGATTCTGTTTACAATTCAACGAATTATGAAATACCTACAATGAAATTAATGAATAATTTTTATTTTATTGATAAAAATATCCCCACATCAGTCGCATTATTGAAATTCTGTGATTCAATGAATTATAAAATTAAATATTTAATGAATACTCATATTCACGTAGATCATATTACCGCGAATACTGAAATAAAAAAATTGAGAGAAATACCATCTATTATAGGTGATTATGAAAATACTAAAAGCGATATGAAATATAAAGAAGATGAACCTATTGTAGTGAATAATAATTTTATTATTGAATCATTTAAAACTCCGGGACACACGAAGAATTGTTATAGTTTGATGTATAAATCCGAAAATGAACAATTTTTATTCTGTGGCGATGCTTTATTGATTACAGGTATAGGAAGAACTGATTTAGATTCTAAAGAAACAGAAGAAGATTATGATAAAAATAAAGATATCTTATTTAATAGTTTGTGCGAAATAATAAATAAAACGAAAGATTTTAAAAATGAAACTCATATTTATCCTGCTCACGATTACACAGAAAGAAGGACAATTACATATAGTGAAATATTTAATATGAATCCCTATATGAAATATGCACAAGAATATCTAAATGGTAATGAAAATAGTAAAATATTATTTTTAAAGCAATTTAAAGAAAAAGAAAAATCATTAGCTCACTTCGATGATTACGATATAAACCTATGCGTTGACATCAATAAAATGTGTGGTCTGGTTGATAATATTGATCCAGATAAATTGGACCAATTATGGAGTAAAGAATCGGGTGCGTGTGGTTAAAGCTTACTCCTAAGATTAGTTTTCAATAATTCAAAAAATAATAATTCCATGTATTTCATTGCTTCTTTTAAAATATTTTTATCTCCCACTTCTTCTTCAATCATCTGAAAAAAAAGATAATGTCTTTTTATTCTATTGATAATTTCATCATCATCCATTTAAATTTAATATAATTTATTATTATTTTTTTCTCTTTAAACTAAGAATTCTGTATATCGGTAATACCCATCAATAGGGCATACAATAACCATACCTCTAACGGTGCCAGATATAATTGACTCTTCTTGGGCACCAATATCATTAAAAATACTATTGCTAAGATAGATAACATCATAATAAATAGAGCTCCTTTTTTACTCTTGTAACACGAATAAATCACAATCCATAATGCTAATAATGTCGACAATCCGAAATATAAACCATCAATGATCTTATCTTTTTTATATTCCGAATTAATCCAACTCAATCCTAATAAAATATATAATATAGGCCAGACTATCCCGAAAACATATCCCGGAGGTCTGAATCTGATATTATTGCCAGATTTACTCATTTTACATTTTAATGAAACTAAATAACCAGCGAACATTGGATAAAATAAACGCAATAATTCACTCTTATTGATATTGGTAATATTCGTAAAGTTCATAATATATATAAATGAATAATAAAAAATTTTATTAATATAAATATTTAAATATTAATTTATAGCTCCATAAGATATCCTCTCTTTAATGTGATTTTAGTTTCAACCTTACGTTTATTTTTCATGAACTCTAATAGTTCTCTTGCCTTGTCTTCCGAACCGAGAAATTCTTTAAAACATTCTTCATAGAATTTATTGGTATAATTTTCATATGTTTTAGATTGCTGAAAAGCTAAAGATGAATTCATATGTGTAACATTATATTTGGGTAAGTTTTTCTTATCTATCTCTTCATTCGATTCAACTTCCTGAACCATCGAAGATCCAATCTTGTCTCTTTCTTCTCTCAGTAGTTTAACACGTTCCTGATATTCTTTAATTTTGTCATCGTATTTAACCCAGGTTACAACTTGTTGTTCCATCTTTATTTATTGTTAATATATTTTAACTTTTATATCAAATTTATTTACTTGTATTATAATAAATGGATAATTTACCAATTAAAGAGTTTTTAATAGGAGGTCTTACAATAGGTGGTATAAAATATGCTTCTGATAATATTGATGATATTAGAGTAGCGGCATTGGTAGGGAATATACCTGTTATTCTCATGTCATCTATTATGATAAAAGATAATAAAGTTAAGGGATTTCTTAAAGCTTATATGACGAACGTATTTATGTTATTTTTCTTGGCTTCCATTTTATATTATATTCACGGTAAATACAATACAGATTATAAAAATAATTTAATGTGTATTATGATAATATGGATAATAATTAATATAGGATTATTTTACTTCTGATAACAGATCTTAATATTCAGAAATAATATTACGAATATAATAATTATAATCATAATAAAAATGCATCCCATACCAATAAAATAAGGATACATAATCATAAATATCTGTTCAACAACAGGTTTTATTATATCTTCTCTTAGTGATTGTATATTTTCTTCTTTTTCTAGTTCTTCTTTCATAGAGTTTAATAGTTTCGTCACAACCGTGTTAAATGACATTTAATTTTATAGAAATTATTTATTCAAGAATTAAACTAATAGTTTTAAGTAATAAATTTGATATTATTTAAAACTATACAACTAATATAAATAAAAATGGGTATCCGAAGTCTCGCTTCCCTCATAAAACAGAAATCTCCCGAATCAATTAAGACAACAGCACTTTATTCCTTATCTGGAAAAAGAGTCGCGATTGATACAAGTATATTCCTTTACAAGAGTTTATCGAACTATAGACATAATGGGGAATATCTAAGGAATAAAGATGGAAAGATAGTAAGTCATATTATCGGTATTTTCTATAAGACAATTCAATACTTAGCGGTAGGCATTACTCCTATTTATATCTTCGATGGTAAACCGCCAGTAGAAAAGAAAGAAGTCTTGATTGAAAGAACTAAGAAAGCTGCGGAAAGTAAACTATTGTCAGAATCAGCTCTGAATCCAGAAGAGGCATTAAAACATGAAAAAAGTTCTATTAGAGTTAAGAAACATCATATTGATGATATAAAAGAACTATTCAATCTAATGGGAGTTTCATATATTCATCCCGAAGGTGAAGCTGAAGCATATGCCTCTGAATTATGTAGAATAGGATTCGTTGACTATGTTGTCACTGAAGATATGGATACTCTTGCTCATGGTTGCCCGAAGATGATCCGTAATTGTATGGACAAATCTATTAAAAGGAAAGATGTTGTGAGTATTATTGATTTAGAAGATATCCTTAAGAATTTCGGTATGAATATGAAAGAATTCTTAGATTTATGTATCTTGTGTGGTTGTGATTATTGTCCATCTATTCCTAAGGTAGGTACAGTTAGATCATTCAATTATATTCAGAATTATAGGAACATTGAAGCTTTAATTGAATCTAATAAATGTAACAATATACCCGAACAATTTATCCGAAAGTATCAGAAATCAAGAGAACTGTTTGAAATTTTTAAGGATAAGATAGATTTAGAAGATCTTCCAATTCATACATCTTCGTGCGATTACGATAAACTAAATGATTATCTTATTAATGATTGTGCTATCTCTGAAAAAAGAGTTGAAAATGCTCTAAAGAAGATTAATGTTTTAGTTTAAAGTTTACACAAGAATTTATACAAGAATTTATAATATAGAATGTTTCATTATCTTAGAATTTTTTATGAAAGATGTAAAAGGTTATGTGATCCAGAAGTCCACGAAGACATCTGGGATAAGTTGGGTCCTCTTTAGATCATCGCAACCTTTACTTAAAAATTTGATTGATTGTATATATGATATACTACAATAAAGAGAAAAGAAAAGAAAAGAAACTCACATAAATCAAGAGAAACTAGCGCCAGAAACTTTCAGTTTACGGGAAAGTCTTCTCAGGTATAAACTCCCGGAAATGCAACAACAGAACATTGACCCGAAGACTATGACGCCGGGGGATACCTTGACCGGGGTGGATTATAATCTCGGTCCGGACTACTGGATGGGAGACATTGAGAAGACCAGCTTCGTTCAAGTGATCTTCTCATCCTGTGGGAAGGTCTTCAAGAAGGGCATCGCCTGGGACGGAAAGTCTTCATGGATGGTGTTTGATCGTAAAGACGAGATCTTTCAGTGGGTTCTGACAGAAGAATCCCCTAAGTCGGGTCTGTATGACGATCCTCCAGTCACAATGAATATCAATAGTCTCTGGTGGAACTTCCAGATGTTTGAGAGATTCAATGGAGAAGAACCAGGTGATCCAGATAAGATCTCAGTTCGGCTCAAGATTTTCTCGGGTCAATGGAATGGTTCCTGGTCCAAGATTCCCTTCCAACGCGATCTTGTATCCGAAGATGGAGAACCGACTAGATTAGTCCCTGGAGGAAATACCATGTGTTACAGTCCTCACGACCAAGACTATGAGTTCTATAACAAGGCATATCCTCTGAGAGAACTCCCCATATACGATCCGAGAGAGAATACATGGGAAGACAATGAAGGGTGGACCCATTGCCTAGAAGAACCTGACTGGATTGAGAATATGCTTTCATATGATTCTCTAGATGAAGATCATGAAGAAGGACCGGGAGAAGAACAACTTGAAGATGGAGAAGTCTTCGAAGATGCTCGGGAAGATGTCTCTAAGAAAGACAATATGGAAGATCTGAAGAGGAAGAAGGCTGAAGCTGAAGAAAGGGCTCGCGGTCTCTTCCAAGAGGTTGTAGTCAGAGAAGACCCGTTCGACGGAAATCTCTACACAAAGAAAGAATTCGTAGATTACTACGGCACAACTCTTCAGTGGGACTTCATGTCAGAAGAAAAGACATTCAAGCGGGCTATCCTTGGTAAGTGGATCCTAGAGAATGGTTCCTATATGCGTCCAGATGCAACGAATTATCTCCTTGATAAGATGATTGAAACCTTCTTGTAAATATAAAGATTAGATTATATAAGATTATTAGAATTAGATGTCAACTGAAATGTGGATTAGTGAATGTGAAAATATATGTAATTTTTTATCTCATAAAAAAGATCTTGTAAAATATTTTTATGAGAATAATGAAAAAGAAAATATTATTTTAGAAAAAATGAAAGATTATAATACATATCTTGACGAAAAGTCTCTTTTATTAGGAATAAAATTATCATTAAACGAAATTAAGAGAGTTCAATTATCTCTCACAGCGGACGGGTTGTAACCATTCTTCAACTTCTTCATCCATATCAAGTTTTAAAAAGTCTTCCCTCTGATCTCTAACTCTATCTACCCATACATTCTTACCATTCATCTTTTTTATCTTCAAGTTGAAGATACAAGAATTTCTTCTAGTCACGAATAAAGACTTATAAAATTCCAATTCTTCTTTTAGTTGTCTAATTTCCTCCGATTCAGCACTACTAGGATTAGAAGATTCATCTCCCTGTTCGGAAGTTTCTCCTGTTAAGATTTTTCTAACAGGTATCCTTTCCTGTGTAGACCAATTAATCATATACTCCTGAGTTTCTTCTCTTTCCATAATATTACTTAGTATTAATAAATAAAGTTTTATCAAATTTATTTACGTTTAATACATTTGAAACAACCGAAACTACATTTTTTATTTTTATTTTTATTTTCACTTAGATTTGACCATTCCTGAATCGTGTAATTATCACTCATCGATAAATTACACCTTGCACATATTGCTTCTAAATTATTAATATCAAGTGTCCCACCCTTACTTTCGGGTTGGTCGTGACCAACATGGAAATCAAACACAGTCATTTTATTTTTACACCAATGGACGTAACATTTATGTTCATAAACTCTTCCACAAGTTTTTAACCAAACTTGTTCCCTAATTGCTTTCGGGATATTCGCCTTCCTTGTCATTTAATTTAATTATTAATTAAACCTTTATATTTCCTCATAGAATCTGATATTTTATTAGCCAGCAATGAATATAATTTATCATCATGATCTAACCAATATTCATATTTTTCAGTCTCTATATATTTATCATTTTTAAGTTTTATCAATTCATGAATAAGTTCTATAATCTGATATGATATCCCTGTATAATTATAATAATCTAAGTTGAAATCATTTTTTAATGTATATAAATCACTATTATGTATATATGAAAATTTATCTGCGTGATTTTTATGTAAATAGTAATGTTCTTTCGCTATCTTTTCATATCTAATCTTATGATAATTTTCATTATCTTCAATTTCATTTTTTATCTTTAATTTTAAAATATGATAACAGATATCCCGATTATGATTAAATAATTTTTTTAAATATAAAAAAATTATTTGATTTGATGATAAATTTTTAATATAGATCATTTAATAAAAATTATTAAATAATAATTCAGAATATTCGCACTTGTTTCTTTCTTATAATAATTATCTGTATTATTTTAAATGTTCGCGGAATACGATAGAACTCATTTTCCACTTGTGAAAGTTAATATATCCAGTATTCCTTCTAATAATGATTTTGATCTATTTTTAGAAGAATGGTTAAGACTTTATGAAGAAGAAACAGATTTTATGTTTTTATTTGATATTAGAAATCTAGGAGATATCCCTATTAAATATTGTGTTAAAATGTCTATGTTTATCTATAGACTAAGAAAAAGACCATATCAATATCTTCAGAAAAGTATGATCTTATTAAATAATCACAGAATAGAAAGTCTTTTAAATTTTATATTTATTCTACAACCCCCTGTTGCTCCCGTTTATTTATATCATACAGAAACATCTTCGGAGGATTTAAGAGAACTGGCAGAAAATATAAGTAGAGAAAGTCTTACAGATAATATAATTTACATTAAACCCAATAAACCATTTTTACCATTTATGTGACGAATATAAAAATAAATAAATAAGCCATAGAAATTCTTAGCCACTATATCTAATAAATTATAAGATATATTTTTATTTTTCGTACCCAATAATGCTGCGAAACCATATAGGGACCACACTATCAATAAGAACATAAATAGTTTCGTACCTAACTCTGTCTCTCTAGCATAATTTTCATAGATTATGTAAAATGAGAACATAAATGGTATAAATCCAGCGTATACAGACCTAGTTTTATTCATCTTACCAATTTCTCCCATATAACCGAAAAGGAGCATAAGAGCATTAGAAACGAATATTAATGTAATATTTACTTTATGTTCATTCATAAATTCTGTAAATGAAAATGTTTTTTCATTTTTAAGATATTCCATAAAAATAATAGTTGATAACAACATCGTAGGAGTTGTAATAAACCAATCTATATATCTTCTAGGAGTCATTAAATCAATATCTTTTAATGCCGCGACTACCCAGACATAAAAAATAGCTTCAACTATCTGAACTATTGTTTCAAGAATTAATATATCTTTTAATATTTTGTCTTTATCATTTAGATCATATCTTAGACCATCTACAGAAACTAATGTAGTGATAACTTGTACGAATAGAGAAAAATAAATAGTTTTTCCGACTAATTTATCTTTAATCATTTATTTATATAATATTTAAATTATTTTCTATTATTTTCTATTACAAGGTAAATGGAACTAATTACAACTTCGGTAATAACGCTCCTGGCACTTTACGTCCTTTATTCGGAACCTTTTAAACTACCCGCAATCATTAAGAAAAATAAAAAATTATCCTATATTCTCATTATAGGTTTATATTTGTATTATCATCAGAATAATGTTGTTGAAGGTTCAGGTGATGACTTGCCCTGGTGGTTGTATGCGATCGCCATCATCTTCTGGGGAGTTATTATACTGTGGTTAGCGGGGCATATGGTCATAGATTTATTATATGCTATTGGAATTATTAAAGAATAAATATTCAGATTTTTTTCTATTCTAAGGTATAAATTATGGGTCAAGCAGTTATGGAACACGGTCTACATTCAATTGTTGTTTTTATTGTTTTATATTTCGGTATGACTATGGCTCTCGGTCAATCTAAAGAAGTCGCTTGCACTCGTAGTGCAGTTTTAACCGCGGTAGCATTCGTTTATATGGTCGCATTCGGACACAAGTTTCCCCCAGGTCCAATCAATCCCGCTTTAAAATTTTAATATTATAATTAAGTATAAATGGAACTAATTACAACTTCGGTATTAACGCTCCTGGCACTTTATGTCCTTTATTCGGAACCTTTTAAACTACCCGAAATCATTAAGAAAAATAAAAAATTATCCTATATTCTCATTATAGGTTTATATTTGTATTATCATCAGAATAATCTGGTTGAAGGTTATGATGATTTTACCAAATTTTTCATTGGAATTGGAAAGGCCATTGGGGTACTTGCTGGTATTTTACTTGCGGGGACGGTGGTGACAAAGTTAATAGCAAAACATGGATGAAAAGTCCCTAAAATCCTCTATCTTCGCCTTTAAGTTTTAAGATTTTAATAATTTGTAAGGATTAGGTTCAGCCATTCTATTAATATGTTCAATAATTCCGGGTAATTCTTCTAATGTGTCAACCACATAATGAGCCCCACTACTTTTCAAGATTCTTCTGGATTCTTTTAATTTATCTTTCTGATTATGATAGTTCAGACTATAATTATTTGAACCATCCATGATAGCATTATCCAATCTCATCATATCTTCATATGTATCTACACCCATATTTACAGACCATCTAGCAACAGCAACTGTTATACAACCAGCATTTAATCCCTCTTTTATACCGGAAACCGTATCATCAATCTTAATAATGGCTCTATGATCATTAATATTAAGATTATCCATATTCTTATGAATCATGTATGGGTCAGGTCTCCCAGGAAGATCTAAACAAGTAGATGAAACATAACTATCTAAATAAATATTATAACTCTCTAAAAGACTTTTAACCCTCATGGTCTGTTCGTAATCGAAACCCGTTGTCACACCAGTCAAAATATTATTATCTTGAAGATATCTGATACATTTCTTCGTCTGCGGAATAATTTTCATCTTTTCAATTGTTTCATTTTTCTGAATAATAGAAAATTCTTTAAAGATATTTCTTTTAACCCTATCATCTATACTTTCTAAATTTCTAGCAAACCATTGTTTCTGAATATCTGTATCTTCGAATATTTTATTAATATGATCCATCTTATTTAAACCCATATCCTTGCGAATTAATTGAGGACATAAATCAATGCCCCGATTTCTAAATGCCTTTCTGAACGCGATTAAAGGTGTTAATGAGTATCGGTCAACAATAGTGCCTCCAAGATCGAAGATGCACCCCCTAATAATCATAATTAATTAATTATTTATATCAATAAAACTTTAATATAATTTAAAATTAACATCAAATTTTAAAACATAAATCCCCAACCATATCCTTTATATTTTTTCTTATATTGTAATCCACCACCTCCCTGAACAGGATCTCCTTGACACGCCAATATTGTATCTATTAAATCATCTTTTCTAAAGTTACTTAATGCGAACTTATAAGATCCCTCTTCTCTTGTTATCATTTCTTTAACATGATCTTTTAATTCCGATAATTTTAAAGAATGCAATTCATCTTCATCTAAATAATAAAATTTAGATTTCTTGGCAGATTTTCCTTGGCAAGTCTGTATTAAATTTATAATCTGACCCTTAGTTCTATATTTCTTCTTTCCTAAGGGAAAACTATAAGTTCCTCCTTTTCTCTGTGTCATCTTTATAACAAGTTCTTTTAATTGAGGGACAGTTTTAACTCTTAATTTTTCATCTGTGTATGTAAAGACTTCTTGGGATTCTTCTTTTTCGGGTTCTTCAGGTTCTTCTTTTTCTTCCGGTTCTTCCCTTTCTTCGTCTTCCTCTTCTTCGGATTCTTCATCATCTTCTTCCTCTGGTTCTCCCCTTTCTTTAGAATCTTCGTCATCATCCTCTTCCACGGATTCTTCATCATCCTCTTCAACAGGTTCTTCATCATCATCTTCTTCATCGGATTCTTCTTTCTCTTCATCTTCTTCCTCTTCTTCCTCTTCTTCTTTTTCATAATCAGAATTAGATTCGTGATTGTCTTTTTCTCCTTCTTTCCATTTTACATTGGTTAATTTCCCATCCTTGTAATCCGCATCAGCAACAACATCCGCTTCTAAGTTGCATAATTCTTTATTTTCTTTATCATAAAGATATTTTACTCCTTCATATTCAACCTCTATACCTCCCTCTTCGCTTTCATCTTCTTCATCTTCTTCATCTTCTTCATCTGAATCATCTGAATCCGAAGAAGAAGATTCTTTATCGCTTTCTTCATCGGATTCTTCTTCCTCTTCTTCTCCTTCCTCATCTGTGTCTCCACCGAAAAATGTCCTTTCTTTATTCCAGAGTTCCATACCTCCAGGAAACTCTAAAACATTATTCACACCACATTCATAAAGTTGATCTAATAAGTTTTCTGATGCTTTACATTGTTTTCTGGCACAATATGTCACAATAGGGACATCTTTAATATCTAATTTTTTTTCTTTAACCTTGTCTTCGATTGGTTTTAATTTTTTAATATTTTCTTTTAAGAAATCAAGGACTCTTTTTTCTTTTTCTTCGGTACCAAGTTTTTCTAATTCTGAAACAGGTAAATTGACCGACCCAGGAATCTTATCTTTATCATAATCCTTAAAATCTAATGCATTAATGACTAACGCTGTTTTATCTTTTAATACCTTGTCTAATTTTTCTAATTCAATTTCACAGATAACTCTTGTTGTTCTCATAGGCAACCATACACCATCTTCCTCTATTAAATAGTGAACATGTCTGCAATAAGTTGTTCCTTCTGCTCTGTAAGGCTGAGGACAATTCAATTTAAATGTTGCTTTACCATTTTTATCAGTTTTAACAAGACCTTTATTTTCGTCCTTGCCGTATGCCTCTTTCGGGGTTTTTATTTCTAGAGGATCTTCTTGTTCATTAGAAGCGAAATAGAAAGCCCATTTTCCAGAAGATCCTTCACCGAATTTCATTTTTAGTTCAATTGCTTTATCTTTTATTATGGGAGTTTCTTCGACCATTTCATCTCTTTTTTCTAAGGCGTATTTAGCATCGCATGTAATCATTTTAGGATAAGGTGAATAATTTCCTTCTTTCTTAGACCAGTAAGGGATCTCCTCTGTCGAAAGATCTCCTGCTGGTTTACAGATTAAACAAGTTTTAACTTCTTTATGATCTTCTTTTTCTTTTTCTTTATCTTTTTCAGACATTTATAATATTGTAGAAAAAAGATATTGTGTTTTATCTTAATAAAAATTATATTGAAATTATTATTAAATGTCTGAAAATAATGAAATTCAAATGGATCCTATCCAGGATGGAGGATCAACAGAAGTTAAAGGATCTTCAACAGAATCTTCAAGTGTAAAATCATCTAGTATAAAATCAACCAACGAATCCAAATTTAATCTTGATGTAAAAGAGTTTCTTAAAAATTATAAATATGAGATCTTATTGGGAATAATTATTGTAGGAAGTATAATATTTAAATTATGGAATAGTAATATACTGAATGAAAATGTATATAGAAAAGGTATGAATCCTAAAATACCAAGAGTAATTTATCAATGTTATAAAGATAAAAATGTTCCATCTATTGTAAAAGAAAGATGGTTAAAATTAAATCCTGGTTATGAATATCATTTATATGATAACGATGATTGTTACAACTTTATATTAGAAAATTATGGTAAAAATTACGCCAAATTTTTTAAATTTATTAAAGATGGACCTATAAAAAGTGATTTCTGGAGGGTCTGTATTTTATATAAATATGGGGGAATTTACGCAGATATAGATATTTTTCCACTTTTATCAATAGATGATTTCGTAAATTCGGATACAACATTATATACGTGTATAACCGCCAAAAATTTAGATAATAATTTAAATCCTCATTTTATAGCAGTTGAACCAAATAACCCTCTAATCTTACAATGTATCAATATTTATATGAAAGATAGAATAAGAAGACCATATTCATATTTAGGATATTCTATAACATATATAATGTTTCAAGTCTTACAAAGTTATTTTAATATTTACGCATTTAAAGAAAATATTTATAAAAAAGGTAATCAAGTAGTTCAATTATCTCAAGAAATCTGTCCTTCGGGTAATGATAATATTGATATCTGCTATATAGAACAAAATAATAAACAAGTTATGAAAAATAGAGATTTTAAATTGTATGATTCACGTAAACACAAGTTTAAATAATCACTTATAAAAAAAAACATATTTATTATGGACGTTGAAAATACAAATAACACTGATACCAATTATAAAGAATTTATAAAAGAATATAAATATGAAATATTATTATCATTAATATGTATAATTACGATAATATACTATCTATATAATAATGATGATTTAATAGATTTATTTAATAGATTTTTTAATAACTCAGATAATTCTAATACATATCTGTCACTTACAACCATCCCCGAAAGATTAATTCACCCTTGGTTCTATAATAATTTAAAAAATTTAATGAATCTAAATGGGAATTATAAAGTCATCTTAAATATCCCAGAAACATTTAAAGGAACTGGTGAGAAATATATTATACCACAAAATGTTTTAGATCTTCAGAAAGATAATCTTATCATTAATAGAGTACAAGAAGATTATGGTCCTATCACCAAATTATTAGGGACTCTTATGAATAATAATGTACCAGATGATGCCTGTATAATGATATGTGACGATGATATTCCTTATTATAAAGATTTCGTAAAACTAATTTATAAAGAGTATATCAAGGATAAAAATATAATATATACATATTGTATCCCTACAATAGAGGGTTTCAAGGGTTTTATGTTTCAGAAAAAGATAATGATGCCTATTCTAAACATAAAAAGACCTGAATCTTGTTTTAGAATAGATGATAATTTTATTGGAGAATTTATAAGAACGAATAAAATACCCGTTAAAACTGTATCTTATTATGGAAACGAAAAAAAATATAATGATTATAGACAAGGATTCTGTAATTTTGATATTTATATACATAATCATGAAGTCCCCAGATGGAGGGAATTAAAATCAGATAATAGAGGTCCTATGATTCAACAATGTAGAAAAGATTATCATGAATTAAATAATTAAATAATTAAATAATTAAATATCATATGTATTTTTAAATTCACCAATTGTTTTTATTCTATCATCCCTCTTCCATCCAGCTAAATGAATAATTAGTGATGTTTTATTTTCTTTCGGATGAAATGTCTGTAATTCTCCGAACGGTAATATAACAGATTTATCTTTTAAATTATATATATCATTTTTATGAGTATATCTTATACAACCCTGGTCATTGAAACCATCAATTCTCTTATCAAAGCATTCTTTAGTCAACCAATAATTCAGTATTTTTTTAGTATATTCTGAATTTTTAATTATAATTATTCCACTATTAATAATCGAATCGTGTTTTTCATTATTATTTATATCTTTACTGAATATTATTTCATTATTTTTATATTTATTAATAATTTCTTCTAATAAATTGAAATTTCCGTCCAATCTAAAAAAAGCATCTGAATCTATCCATACAATATATTCATAATTATATTCATTTAATATTTTTTGTATTAATGGAATACATTCCCAGTGAGCTTTTCTATCTGGTAATCTTCTTTTATTATCATAAATAAAATCATATTTATGTAAATTACAATATTTTTTATTAATTTTCTTTGTCATATCAGAATATTCTCTAACACCTTCATCATACCACATACAAATACATATATTACTCCTGTTATTTATATGTTCAGGTTTTAAACTATTAGTTCTAAACAAAAATAATCCAAGTATTAAAAATACAGAACATACAACAGCTACAATAAATAAGGATTGAATTAAACTATAATTATTAATTCGTTTTTTAAAAATAAATAACTCAGATAATTTCATTATATTTATATATTTATATATTTATATATTTAATAATGAAGGAATGGATGAAATATACGATAGCAGGTTTCGGGATATTATTTTTATTCGGGTTTTTCTTGATTGCAACAAAGAAAAAATATATAGAAATAAAATCCCATGTAACTGGCGATAATTTTTATATTGATAATAATTTTAATAAATTATGGATAGATGATTTCATGAATAGACTAAAGGGTCATGAAAAAGAAGTAAATAGCTTATTAATGGAATTGGTAGATAAATTACCTAATGGAACGTGTGTAATAGATGCGGGTACACACGTCGGAGATACTATAATTCCGTTATCTTCTAAATGTTCTAAAAAAAATATAAATTTATATGGAATAGATCCCGATAAAACAAAGATTGAATTCGTAGATAAGATGACAGAATTAAATAATTTAAAAAATATTAAAACAATAATTGGGGGGTTATCTGATAAAAATGGAAAAGGAGATTTAATAAAAAAACAACATCCTGGTGCTTGGAAAATAAAAGAAGGTAATGAATTTAATATTTATACAATAGATGAATTATTTTCAGATAAAAAAGTCAGTTTAATTCATCTAGATGTAGAGGGTTATGAATATAAAACTTTATTGGGGGGGTTAAAGACTATTGAAAAACATAAACCATATTTAATAATAGAAATAGTACACGGTGAAGATAAGAATAAAATTATCCCATTATTAGAAAATTTAAACTATAGTAAAACTAATATAGATAATAATAACTATCTATTCGAATATAAATAAATGTATAATATTAATACAATTTAAAACCAATCAACATTTAAATGATCTTCTATTATCTTTTTACTATTTTTTAATATGATATCATACAACTCTTCCGGTATCCCAATATTCATTACCTTAGCCAACTCTTCTTCATTCGAAACAACTATACAATTAACCCCAGAAACGAAAAGAGATCCTTTATTAGTCCATTCTTCGTGAAGAACCAATACACAATCCTGATAAATTGCCTCTAAGAATGTATATTGAGTTCCTCCACCATCTCCCTTTATAATTGACATATCTACCATATATTTCGCATCTTTTAGAATACTTTTATCTTCATATGTTGGTTCTAGATTCTTAGGAAATTTACCCTTCCAGTATTCCCCAACATTGAGATCTTTTAACTTATGATGAACATAAATTCTATTTTCAGCACCGAATAAATAAATATGATTCTTTTTATCTTTAATTAACATATTCGCTTTTAAAATTATGTCTGTATTTTTATCAAAATCTATCCTAGAAATACAAACAGCATTATATCCTAATCCTTTCTTAGTACTCTTTGGATAATTATAAAAAGGATGTCTTAAATATTTAGAATCTATCTGGAATGTTTCTGATAAATAATTTTGAACTGATTCTCTTATTGTAATTACTCTGAAAGTCGGTAGAATCGGATTTAAGCCATCTATTAAAGGATTTCCTGATTTAGAAGATTTACATTCAGTTGGATCATGAATAACTATTTCTGTATCTTTAGGAAATAAATGTAAAAATGACCAATAATGTTTATCTACCGCTGTAATGAGAATATTATCTAAGGCCAAGACATCTGCTAAACACGAATTCTGATATTGACAATCGTATCCGTAATCTCTTTTATTTTTTTCTGTTTTTTTAGTAATCTTGTAAATGGGCCACTCATATTTTTTAGAAAGATGAGCGGTGAATGTTACCCAACCTCCGTAGATAGGTTTCGCAAGATACAATAAATTTTTAGATTTTTTATCTTCTGAATAATTCATAATAAGATCCATTTAAAATTTAAAAGATTTAAAATTTTAAATTGAAACTAATATAATATGGATCTTATTAATGAATATTCATTAACTTCCTATCAAGAAAATCTTATGACACTTAATAGATTTATAAATGAACCCTTTATTTGTAAATCTATTCTTAAAATAAAAGATGACGAAGAAAGAAAATATTCACAACAATATCACCAAGAATTATGGTCATTATTAATGGGTCTTTATTATAATTGTAAGGAATATCCGAGATATTCTTATGTATTAGACTCCAAACATTTCATTTATAATAAAGATAAAAAACCAGAATTTTATTTTTTAACTGGTATCTCTTTTCAGAGTAGAGAATTATTATTGGATACAATTAAAAATGATTTATTAGATTGGATTCCCCCAGTTACTCATTTATTTGAAGAAGATAGAAAAGAAAAAGATAAAGAATTCGGAAAATTATCTCAATTAATAATGGATGAAATGAATAAACTAGAAAAGAAAAAATTAAATTGTTATATGACATCGGATCCTATGGGAATAAAAACTATCCATTTATCTTAAGAGAAGGGATGTATATCAGTTATATATTCTAATTTATCGAGTAAATTTTTCTGTAAGCCGATTAGAGCAATTGATGAAATAAAATTAACTGTATTTTCTGTTGCCGATTTAATTTTAATATTTAATTTAGTTTCAATGGTATTTTTAAGGAAACTATGTAAATAATACCATAATACAGATACAAGGACTAATTGAATTACTATTTCTAATAATATCTGTAATTTATTTTCTTTTTTATCTAAATCTTCTTCTAAGGAACTGAATAAATTATCCATTATCGGTGATATTATAATAAGAACACTAATATACACAACAGTAAAAACGAATATTTTAAAAATAATTAGATCTTTAATATTCATTTATATAATTTATATATATATATAATTATATAATTATATGGCCAAGTCTAAAAAGAAAAATACCAAGAAAAGAACCAATAAACAGAAACGTTCAATTAAAAATAGATATGAAGCGAAGAAATATATCGAGATAATGAACATAGCATATAAGCAGATTACTTCATCATATCATGATGTATTTAATAAAGATGATTATTTATTATTATCTTATCTAAAACAAGGGATAAAAAAGGGATGGAAGATATTAAAAGACAAAAATATAATAAAAGAAGTTAAATGCAATAGTTTATGTATGACAATGAGTATTTTAAATAGTACATTGGGTAATCGTAAAAAATTAGATCAATTAAATATAGTACAAAAATTATATTTATTTTTTATTTCTTACTTGATAGATGATTCAAATTTACTACCTAAACAAGTTTCTCTTAAACATGCGGTAAGAAAAATAGATATGAGAATTCAATCAGAAAAAAATAAATTATTAAAGTATCAACTTAAAAAAGATAATAGAAATATCAAGAAGTGTAATAAATATATTGAAAGACAAGAAGCATCTAAAAAACAATTAATTGAAAGCAATGGTTCAAATAAAGATGGCATTGGTTCGGCGTTTAAATTGGATGTATGTAGTTCCATTGATTGTCAATATTTACAAGAATACAAGATGGAAAAGGGTCAGAAATGGTCGGAAACTTATAGTAAATTCTGTTTAAATATAACAGAAATTTTTAAAGGAATTGTATGGTTAAATATGTATATGATTTTTAATAGAACTACTAATATAAAAGGTTTATCACCTAACTTACAGAGAATAGATACCAATATAAATATAAGACAATCTTTAAATCCGATTGATATAATTTTAATACCCAATTCTTATGTTTATGAAAGTGATTTATTTTATGAAAATAATACATTAGATCAGGCAATAAAAAGAATAGTAAATGACCCCCTTTATCGCCCACTTAATAAAAAATACTGGGTTTATAATAATTTAAATTTAAGAAATGGAACAATAGATAAAATAAAAACTTGTAATTTACAAAATAAACATTATGTTGCTGCCATTATGTCTCTTCCTACAGAGTGCGATTGGAAATCCCCCAGAGAATTAAAGGAAAAACAAATGTATGAAAATTTCCAAAATTTTCTAAAAGGTACAGGTCCCTTACCTAAATTAAAAGAAATATCAACGAGAGTTAGGAAGATAGGCGACGAAGACAGATTTGATTTACAAGAAAATATTGAAAACTCAATAACATTGCATTGGGTTTATATTCATAAAAGTAGATTAGACGATTTCATAATAGAATATGTTTAATTACATCTGAAACATTTCTTTATCTTTATCAACACTTAAATCAGTTACATATATTCTTTTCATTATACCCCCCCTCTGATTACCTCCTTTCCCTTCTTTCTCTTCTTTCTCTTCTTTCTCTTCTTTCTCTTCTTTCTCTTCTTTCTCTTCTTTTTCTTTTTTACCTTCTTTCTTTTCTTCTTTCTCTTCTTTCTCTTCTTTATTTTCTTCTTTTTCTTTTTTACCTTCACCACTTAATCTTTCAATAGGTTCATCTGTAAAACTAAAATCCATTATTTCTTCTTTTTGTTGATCTGGTTCAATTGGAAGATCAACTAAATTTTCTATCTGTTCTTCTTTCGTCATTTTTTTAATATCAATTTTTTTAGATTCTACTTTATGTTTTTTTTCTTTCTTTTTTTCTTTTTTAATTAATGCGTGTATTTCATCGTAATGTGCTTTCGGATCAGGTAATACTATTTTAGTTTCTTGGTAAGTAATTGTTCCATATTCTTTTCTTATTCTCTTGTGCTTACACATTCTTATACCAATTATTTCATCAATCATTATTATAAATAATAAAATAATTAAATTATTAATAAATTTCCATATTAATTTGAGTATCGGTATTATTCGGGGAAGATATACAGCCTATATTATAGATGTATTCATTATTTTCCCCCGAATTAATTATTTTCGGGTCACTTATGAATGGTATATTTGAATAAGTATTATCTGATCCGAATTCAAAATTTCTACATTTAATTAATATTTTATCTAAAAGTTCATCCTTCGTAGGTTGAGAGTTTCCAATATATCTAATACTGTGATAATTTATATCTGTGGGGCAATTCGGTGAACCAGACATATCAAGTGTAGAGGGACCCGATGACGGAAAACCCATATTATTAGCTTGAGGCGTGGATAAAGAATCTATATTTTTATCATAAATTTCTAAATCATAAATATTACTACAAGGATTTATAGGTACACACATATTATATTCATTAGTTGATGGAGGATTAATAGAAACATCAGTATTTCCATTTTTCGTTGAGTTCCAATTTTCATCATAATTCGTGTCCTTATACCAATTTTTATGAGGTACATATCCGACTGTTAATCTATCTTTGAGCCAATATTTACCCTTATAATATTCAGATGTATTAAACTTTTCATTATAAACAAATGGAGCTACAAATGCTCCGCATAATTGATTACTCCCGGAATTACATATATCAATTATATTTTTGTTTTCAAAATCTATTGATTTATCTAAATCTGAATTGTAATTATTAATAGATTTAACATCTAGTATTCCATCACATATTTCTTGATACTCTAAAAATTTCCTTGTATCCGAATCATCAGGACTACTAAGGAAATAATTATGATTTACATTACATTTCGTTTCCATTGAGGGAATACATTGATTAATATTCTGTTTTTTCGTTGGATTTATTCTTATTCTACCCTGATTTTCATACGTTTCGGGTATATATGGTTTATCAGTTAAAGATGTATCATTATAATCTTCAATAATTTTATCTATAAAATATGAATTTTTACCATTTATATCACAACCAACGAAAGATGTTTTTCTAGAAAAAGGTATTGGATCGCAACATATATCTGATAATTTATCTTTATTAATTTCTTCAGATATATTATTTGGTTTATTCTGTATCCACGCTGGTCTATAAAATTTATTATAAGAAGTTGGTAAAGGGGAAGATCCATTATAATCTTGTGAAACTATACAGAAATTGTCATAAACAGTCTGTATATATTTGGTTTTTTCTAAATCATTGCATTCAATATTATCGCAATATAAATTATTTCTATTTTCATGACCCAATTCTTTCGCTATAACATCATTTATTGTTGTTTCCTTGGAACTTATTTTTAAATCTTTAATTTCGATACTATTATTCGTAATATATTTACTTAATTGACCGTCACTTGTTTTTTCTTTTAATGGAACGAAATCATAAGGATCTAAATAATTTTCATAACCAGTAGCACCACTATCATAGTTTGAAAAGAAGGGATATCTACTATCCAATTTAAATCTTGTCCCTGCTAAAGTATTATCCGATAAAGGTATCGGTTTTATTATGTCATTTTCTAAAAATGTTTCATAATCTACATGAGATGAATCATTGTATCTACTATTGGCTATTTCTTTATTTTTAGGACCACATTGAATTGAACCCGATCTCATTGTTCTAAAATCTGGATTTGAATTATAATCATCGTGATATTTTTCATTGTAGAATTGTTTTGCTCTAAATTCGGGTTTATCTATAAGATAACAATTACCCGTATTCGCATCAATTCTAGTATCATTATGACCAGCATATTGATCCTTCGATGGACCACCATGTTTCGATGGACCCGGTTTTAATATACTATCAATATTCCACCTAGGACAATCTCCACTATTTACAATCTTAGGGCAACAATAATTTGATGGAAAAGATTGTTTTCTATTTATTCTATCTTGTTCTGTATCATCGTGTTCTCTATTACCGGATCTAAAATAAATTGAATCCCCCGCCATTTCCTGACCATCGATGCATACATTTGATGTTTCAAATCTATCAATTCTCGGTCTAGTACCGCTTCTATTTTCATCTACTTTATTAATCGGAGTTCTTACTCTATCAAGTTCATCTAAATCTGCTTCATTCGGTTTATATTTTTTATCTATTCCCCTCCATGTAGTAGATGTTCCTTCTATGCCACCATTCCCACTACCAGTCTCGCTCCAGTCGCCAACACCTGCACCTGTATAATCTTCGTGATCACCCTTGTTTCTTATTACAATATCTAAATCTATGGGTGATATTGGAGGCATTAAATCATCATCCGAAGCCCACGCCCGGGAAGCGTAATCTTTACTCCCCTGCCATTTTCTAGAAAACCATGCATCATTATTATAACTGCACGACCACCAATTAGTGCAACTAAATTCATCTTTTACATCTGAATCATCGTCTTTCGCCCAATCCAACGGCATCCAATTCCATGTGAATGTATCGTTTATTTCTGCCCTTTCAAAATTTGAAACTAAATCAGTGGGGGACATCCAATAATTTTCTGTGAAATCAGCACTATTCGGCATTTTATAAATTCCACCTTCCGTACACATAGAAGGATCATTGCTAAAATAACTGTTATTATCATCATAATATGCTACAACTCCCGATTGATCGGGTACAAATAATTCCTCTGAATCACTTGTAACAGTTAATTCGCGAAAACAATAACCACCCGGTAGAGGTCTATCGGCATATGTTGGACCCATTCTACCCCGCGGATCCGGGGAAGAACACATAAGAGAAGTTAATTTATGAACAACAGCCGGATCTCTTGCGGCGTCTGCTGCATAAGATTTATATTGATTAGCAACATTAATAGTTTTTACTTGTTGATATGATTGATTATATTGTTCATTACTTTCAAAATCCCTCATACCATCTATCTGTTTACAGCGATTACATTTCGTTTCACCGTTTTCTTGGGTAGAATATCCATTAACGCAATTCTGTTTATTATTATCTTGCATATACAATCCAATACATCCAGCATTATCTGAAAAATGATGTATTACTAAATCTGGTGCAGCGAATTCGATCATTGCTACAACAAAAACAACTTGTAATAATAGCATTATAGCTACAATGACTTGACCAATAACAGGCATCCAACCTATTGCAACAGCACCCTCCACAACATATTCACCTAATAAATCAGCACCCGTAGTATCAACTGTTGAACCCTCTAAAGCACCTTCAAGTGCTGTATCATCTAAACCTGTATCCGCGGCTACTTGCGCCAGGGTTTCACCCGCCGCCTCACCCGCCGCCTCACCCGCCGCCTCACCCGCCGCGGCGTCAGCACTAGCCCCTGCAACGGGAGCACTCTTTAATCCTGTTGCTGCAGCTAATCTACCCACGACACTTTTCCCAGCAGAAAATAATGTACCAATTACGGGAGGTTTGAAAAATCCAGCAGCTGTTAAATATCTCATAGCCATTTGTTTCAGAGTTTCTTCAGCAAGATCTTCACCAGTCATTTCTAAAAAAGATTTAGGAACTGTTTTTTCTAAAAGAGATTTAACTGCTTGTTGGGCAGTTGTATCCCCTAAATTTTGTATGGTTGAACTGAATATAAGTCTATACACCCCTTGTCTTACTAATAAACTTAGTATTCTTATACCTACAAGTGCAGCATAAAGTTCGGCATATTTCGTATATAAATTCTTCGTCAGTAATGATGTACATTTAGAACGTGATAAATTATCCATATAATATAATTTATTTTATTTTTTTATATTTTTATATGTATTATATTATTTATGTCTGGACTTTTCGATTTTTATAAAGGCGCAAAAGCATCAGAAGATGCTAATGATCTTGATAAACTAGATATAGCAGCCGATGCATTAAAAGTCGCTTCAGATAGTTTTAAGGATAGTTATAGTACTGTTGTTGATGGAAGAGAAGTGGCCGATGGATCCGCCACAGCTGGAAGGGTAGCAACGGCTACGGAGGAGAGTGCATTTACATTTACCAGCACACTCGAGGCAGATACTAATAAATTTACTACAATTTTTCAAGGAACACCAATAGTTAGAGGTTTAGACGAAGGAGCAGAATTAGCTAATATGAATAATAATGTGGAATATTTATTAAGAGCTACCAATGTGAGCTTAAACACTGATGAAGATATGAAAGCTTTTCTTTCAGTCTGTAATAAACTAAAACCCCTATTGAAAAATATAACTCCGGAGGAATTACAAGAGATATTAAATAAAGTTAATCCCGATATTAATTATATTCTTCATCCAGAAAATCCGGATAAATTGGCAGCATTAATAAAAGGCGCTGTATCACCAAATGATGCCGGTACATTTTTAAAAATATATGGAATGGATGCAGACTTAAAGAAATATACCAGCATTAAAGGACTATTAAATGATGCATCTAAGTTAGGAGAAACGCCACTATATGATACTATGGAAAAATTAGGCGCAGGGCTGAGGGGTGATCCGCCATTCGGGAGAGCTGTATTTAGTGGAAAGAGCCACGGAGAAATCTTAGATCAATTAGTTAAATTAGATTCTGGTAAAGCATTTTTAAAGGATTTTAAATCAAGGATGTTCATTCCCGCACGATTAAGTAAAATTGCACCCGAAGGGAATAATTTCGGTAAAAGATTTTTAAATTTTTTCGTCTATTCAACGAAAGAGGTTGATACTGAAAAAAATCTATTAGAATTAGCACAAGACGTTGGTGGAGATAAATTTGAAGATTTAGAAAAAGCAACAGAAGCACTAAGAATATTGAAAAGCGGAAAAATGTCGAAATATGACAAGTTATTTTTTTTAGGGTTGGCGGGAACTATGGGATCGTTTGGACTATATGAATATATTAAACCTTCACGCAATCCAGAGGATATACCCAGTACCGATATAAGGTCCCCACACTCCAAGGGAGAGAAGATTCCATCTTGTAATAATAAAGATAGAACATTAGGGGATATGAATATATCTGATTGGGGTTTGGAATGTGCTACGGATATATTATCGGAAGATGATAAAAAACAGTGCGACAGTTCGCCCAGTCCATATTATATTGATAATCCATATTCCGGTGACGATTGCGATAGTTGTGTTAGTGAATTCTTTGAAACCCCAAATTTTTTATCCAAGCACGTGCCTCTAACCGACTCGTCCGAAGATTACAATAGCATGGTGGATAGTTGCCAAAATATAATCGATAAAAAAGATAAAATAGATGATAATTTATATGAAGATATTGCAATACTACTTCTTTTATTAGTTACATTCGCGGGTCAATACTTAATTCAACGCAAGATGATACCAGATTTTCTGATAAAAAATGGGGTTTTTTATTTTATCTTATTTTTACTAATACTTAGCTTTGAGGTATTTTTTATTTTCCCATCAATAATAAAATACATTGTTTCGGTATTAGGCGATGGAAAAGAATATACCGATCAACTAAAAGCAATTTTCCCTGATGGATTTCCGAGTGGGGTTTTAACCGATGAAAATATAGGGGGAATCTTGGGGGCGATGACATATATAGGGGAAGGAGACACCAGTACTATCAGATTTTTATCTTTTATTGTATTAATGTTTATTTCATTAGTAATTGCTTATTTTAGAATTGGATCAGAAGACGAGGTTAAGGTTGAGGGGGCTATCATTCCATCCGGACTGTCCGGGCCACCCGGGGAGAGGATACAGAAGGGTGCAGGGAAAAAAAATATACCTAAAAATATATTACCTAAAACTCTGAATAAATTTAATAAATGGTTAATAATCTTTCTACTTGTTTTAGCGATATTAATTAATTATTTTTATAATAGCAACCGATCAACAAAGCACAAAAAAAATTATATACAAGAAATAAAAAGAAAAAGGGAGAAAGAAAAAGAAAGATCTTTTAATAAAAATATTAAAGAAAATAAAAATTTATCATATGAACCTAGTATTGTTTTCGGTGGTCAATTTATTTAATAAGTTTTATAAGATCTTCTAAATTATATTTATCTCTCCGGGGGATTTTAATATTCTTATTGTTATATTTCATATACTTCCCATAAGGACCTATGTGAATCATTACATCTTTTTTCTTATATTTACCCATATTCATTGGATAATCAATTAAATCTTTAAGATCTTCTATTTTTAATGAATTTTTATCTTTCTTTTTTAAGATATATTTAAGATTTATATTTTTATTATCATAATTTAAATAAGGACCATATTTACCATCCTTAATAACGACTTCTTTTCCTAAATATTCACCCAATTGAATATCTGTGTTATTATCTTTACATTTTCTAACAGGTTTCACACTCATCTGTATTTCCACATCTCTGTAAAATGAATTATATACTTTTCTTACTACATCTTGCCATAAAATATCTCCTTCAGCTATTTTATCTAAATCATTTTCAACTAAAGAAGTAAATTCTACATTAATTATATTAGAGAAATGTTTCAATAAATATTCCAAGACTTCTTTTCCTAAATCTGTTAACACGATTCTATTTTTCTGAGCGGAAATTTTTTTAATTTCTTCTTCTTCTGTAATATTGTCTTTTCTATCTAACTTAACTACATCTATTCTTTTTTCTTTTTCAGGGATATTAGTTAAAATTGTATAATTCCGATTGTAAAGAGTCGAAATAATTGAAGCATAAGTAGAAGGTCTTCCAATTCCAGATGTTTCTAATTTTTTAACAATTGTTGATTCATTATAATATTGTGGGGGCGAAGATTCTATATCTTTGCAGATACTTTCCTCTAAGAAGAATAGTGTATCTTTCGGTATTTTTATTTCATCTTCCACTTTAATATCTGGATTAGAGTAAATTAAGAATCCAGGATATTTTAAAGATTTGTATTTTCCTCTAAATACACCTATTTTTTCTAGATTCTTATTTGAAAGATCAATTTTTAAAACATTATATAATGCTGGTTTCATATGTGAAATAATAGTTCTTTTCTTTATTAAATTATATAATTTTCTTTCTACATCTTGCCATTTATCACTTAATTCGTGATTAATATCTGTTGGTCTAATACATTCGTGGGCTTCTTGTGCTCCTTTTACTTTTTTCGCCTTTACGTTATATTTCCGATAATAATCCTTAGAATAATCATTAGTAATTTTTTCTTTAATAGTTTCCTGAAAATCCGATGAAATAAATGTAGAATCTGTTCTCATATATGTAATTTTACCATTTTCAAATAATTTCTGTGCTGTATCCATTGTCATTTTAACAGAGAACCCTAATTCATTCTGAGCACTCTGCTGCAAGGATGAAGTAATGAAAGGAATACCTGGATATTTTTTTTCTTCACTGATATTAGATTCTATAATTTTATATTTTCTATCTTTTTTAAGGATATTCATTATTTCAGTTGGTTCTACTTCATCAATCTCAAATAATAATTCGCATTCAGTATTTTCTTTATGAAAGTTAAAAGATCCTCTAAAATCATAACTATATTCTGATTCATATCCTTCAATATTTTTTTCGTGTTCTTTTAAAATAGAAAGTAATGTGCTCTGAACTCTACCAGCCGAAAGACCTTGTTTTTTCGTATTTATATTTCTCCATAAACAAGGTGATAAAGAAAATCCAACTAAACGATCTATAATTCTTCTACCCTGTTGAGCATTTACAGAATTCATATTAATAGAATGAACATTCTGAATAGATCTTTTAATTGCTTTTTCCGATACTTCTCTGAAAACTATACGATTTTTATCGGTTGTTTTCAATTTCATAACTTTCGAACAATGCCATGCTATCGCGTCACCTTCTCTGTCATCATCAGCAGCAAGTAAAATATTGTTATTTTTAGAATAATCCCGTAGGCTTTTGATAATTTTCTGTTTTCCATCAATGGGTTGATAGTTCGGTTTAAAATTGTTTTCAACATCGATAGAAAGCGATTTTTTAGAAAGGTCGTATATGTGTCCGAATGAAGATGTAATGATAGTTCCATCTTTAAAATATTTCTGTATTTTTTTAGCTTTCGCAGGAGATTCAACAACAATAATTGATTTCATACTTTAATGGTTTTAAAGTTATTAAATCAAATTTATTATTATATTAATATTAATATTATGAATATAAAAGAATATATAAAAGAATATATAACAGAAAAAAATATAAAGGGAGGATGGAAAGCTATATCATTATTTGTGACGTTGGCGGGGGTCGTGGCTTTCTTCTTACTATTACAACACTTAAGAAACAGAACCGATTCGGCGGGATCGTTGACCCGATATAATCAAGGTGAAAGTGACTATTTACCTTATGATAGTAGATTCGACAAGGGAAATTCTGGAACATTTGATTTTTTAACTCATAATAGTGGATGCTCAACGAAAGAATGTAAGAGGAATTATTCGAGTCTTAAATCAAAAGTAGAAAGATGCAATCAGAGGTCTTGTATAGAATGTAATCCTGAAGCATTTGAATTAGAGAATGGGGATTGCATCGACAGAATTAATCACAATACATGTATAGGTTGTTTAGATAATGATCATTATCTGAAATGCAATAAACAATATCAACTTGAAACCGATGCAGACGGAAATCCGACGTGTGAAAGTATAGTTAGATTGGCGGAGGAAAATTCAGATGAAGAAATGTGTAATACAACATCTATTAATCATTTCATTAATAAAAATAATAATTTATTTGAAAATAATAGTGAACTATTTTATATTCTAAATGGAGGAAATTCTAATATTTTAGATTTATATAATACTAATATAAATTTTCCTATAGAAATTAATAAAAAAATTAAATTAAATACAGACGAAAAAACAACTATATCTCACACTAATTATTATGACAATGAATTTTATGAAATTAATAAAAGGGAACTATTTAATGTTGATTGTAATTCAGGGGTAATAGAAAGTCAATTATTAAGTTCTCCAAGAAAATGGAATTATTATTGTAAAATAGGTGATTTAAATGATTTTAAATACAGAGATAGTGATAAACCTATTTATATGAATTTGAAATTAGATGATTCGGGATATAAAGAATATTTATATTCCCATAATATAGAACCCAAGTATATAAATTTATCTTGGAATATATTATCTGAATCAGATAATTTTGTCCCAATTGAAAACAAGAATCATTTTAGACAAGTTTTCGAATGCAAAAATCCCGGAGATATAATGTTAGAAAAAACATTAGAAGATAAAATTTTAGATTTACCATCTGATCCCGAAATAATTTCTTCACCATTCTGTTACCTAGAAGGTTTAAAATTACCCTTTTATTGTGCTCCTCCATCACAATTAATAGCACCTAATTTATCGGAGGGATATCAATATGTAAAATCATCTACAAGACCCCCTTTATCTTATTATAAAATGAATGAAATTCTGGGAGATTCTACTGAAACAACTACCGATACATATGAATTCGTAGATAATGATTATAAAATATCATGTAGTTCTCCATATTATGAAAATTATTCCGATACAGGGAGATATGGTGTTATTTCTTATAGGGAAAAATATAATAAAAAATCAAATGATTTCGACTATCAAGGATGGAATGGATGTTCTAAAATAGAAAATTGTAAAGATTACGCCGATTATATTTATTCAATCCGAGGTAAATTAACTCATATAGATCCCTCTGATATCACATCTAGCCCCCAATGTAATGGACTGGATGAATGTAGAGAAAAATGTGATAAAAATATGAGTTGTAGTATTTTCAATTGTACTAACAATCTATTATATAATGGAAATACTTCAGAGACAACGTTTAATAATGAAAATAACTCAATTATAAATAATAATAAATGTTGCCAGCAAAAATCGTTCGCAGATATAGCGAATGACCCGAATTTTATATGCAATCCAAATCATATTAAAATAACAGATATATATCCAACTGATAGAGAATTGCCTGAGTTATATCAAGAGGTACCAGATATAACAGCGATAAATACTATCGATGAATTAAAAAATGGAAATTTATTTGAAATCAATCCTAATAAAATTCTAAAAATTCCATTATGCATTGAAACGAATGGAGAATCAACCGAACAGATTAGAGAACGTTATTATAATTTTAATGACCCCTATATAAGTATGGGTGAAAATTGTAGAATGGGGTATCCATCGGTACAAGGAGATGGAACAAGGGTAGGAATTAATGGGAATATAACTCAGGGAGAATTTATAGAATTAGCGGAATCACGGAATATTCCCTTCGACGAAGATTCAACAATACTTTTTAATGATTATTTAGAATCACCATTTAATTTATGTTATGATTCGTCTTTAAATAACGAAATAAATGGAGGAATTAATTGTGAAAGTAAAAATAAAGAAAATTGTGCGTCTCCGTGTATCTACGATGAAAGGACGAATACTTGTAATTCAAGCATTCCGATATCTTCTGAGAATAACGAATCTATTACTATAAATAATAAACAATATAATCCCGTTCAAATTAAATTTTCACAGAGTTCTATTACCAATGAAACAGGAAAAAAATATTTAACAGAAAATAATTATTATACATGCGAATTAAATGATTTCAAACAATGTAATGTAAAGACAAATAAATATAAAATAGGTGAAACTTTTTATCAGACAAGTTCTTGTGAAGGAGAAATAAATCCATCTATTAATTACCCCTCTTACACGGGTATTAATGAAGAACGTAAAGAAATTATTGAATATTCACCAATTAACATGGTTGGGGGAGGAAATCTTAATAAATTATTAGATTGTGAAAATAATGTTACTAAATTTATACCAATTGAAAGGGAGTTACTTTCAGATGGATATAATTATTGTGAAGATACCAATCAAGATGGATATCCCTTTAATACCTTACCGAGAGGAGAAAATTTCGTAACTTTTCCCATTAATCCACCGATAGATGAAAGTATATATACTTGCAGTAATACTCAAGATTATGATGAATGTTTGAAAAAACCATACTGCTATTTTGAAGATAATCAATGTAAATTATTAACAGGAGCAACGTGTAAACACATTGATATGTCATCTGGAGAAGGATACGATAAGAGAAATTTAGAAAGTAAAAATATTTTAAGAGATTATAGTGTCCTAACAGATAGTTTATATAAACCAGAAATATTTACTCAATGTGAATACGAAGCAGATAAAGGATATTTCCCATCTTCATATTATGAAGATATTGGTATAAAAGAATATATGAATTGCGAGAATAATCCTTATGTAAAAGGAAATAATGATATGAGTAATATGCGATTTACTGATATACCCAGTCCTATTCATTTATTTGATGAACAAGGGCGGAGCAGGTTATGCACTCAGGGTTATTATTTAAAAGTAGGAGATCCAACCAATTACTATTGCGAAAAATGCCCAATATTTATTGATGATATAAATTTTGATGAAGATTTTTTACCCGATTGTCCCTTAAATATTAAGTCTACGGGAATAAATATTAATTCTGGAGCATATACATTAAATACTTATTTCAATCAATCTCGTGCTAATTTACCCGATGGAGACACGACACAACAAGATTTAGACCATTATGAAAAATTAAGATATGGAGTATCTGTGCCAACTAAACCGGTTAAAATGTGCAAATATGGAAAAGTATTTAACAATCAACAAGAACTCCCACCCGATTCAGAGGGTAGGCGACTATCCGGAAATTGCACCGAACCATCGTGTAATGTCCTTTCTACTGATAAAGGTGTTAAATATATTGCTACAGATATAGTGGACGATTCGTGGTTTTATGGTTCAGAAGAAATGACGAAAAAATATCCAGAACCACCTGAGGAATTATTAAATACGTATACAGATACCCAAGAAATAAATACTGACGTTGGATATTTTCATAATTTTTCATTCGACCAACCACGCAACCAACAGGTTATATGTTCAGGTAACAAAAATATTCTTAAAAATAAATGTTATAATAAAATAGTTGAGAATAATACATCAGTATTAAAGAGAATTCAAGCTAGTCCAGGATTAGTTATCTTAGATCTGGGGTCTAATGTCTTCAATTCCGATATTGATAAGAGCGGGGAAGTTGGTGTAGAAGATCTATTAGACCTTTTATCAGATTTCGGGAAAGACGATACAAGTTCAAATTTTCAATCAGATATAAGCATGGACGGTATTACAGGTGTAAGTGATATATTATTGGAACTTGCGGCTTATGGAGAGGAAGATACTTTAAATACTTATGCGAATATATTAGACCGTCAACCTTCTATACTCCCAATATTATCTTCCCCCTGTGAAGATTATGTAGATGTGGGTTTATATAATAAAACAGAATGTCTGGAAAATGATCATATTTGGATGGTTTATGATACTCCAACAATACAAAATAAAAATAAATATTTTAGCAGTGGAAATATTGAAAAGGGTTATTTTCCGACCGGTATTAGACGGATGAATAATGTTGAAAACAGTGGATATTGTATTGAACCAGATAATCCATTCAGCGATGAAACAATTCGTATTTTACTTGAAAATGATTTTAATCCTGAAATTATTACAACCGATAATAATGCAATACCTGATAAATTTAGTAAATATATAGCTGAAAATAAAAATATTTTAAGCAAATTCGTTGACAATAATTCGGAAGATTATTATAATCTACAATTGATAGAGGGATTTAATAATATAGAAGGATACGAAGATTATGAAATATATAACAGATTAGTAAATTTTTTTCATAATTATGAAAAATATGGAGGTAAAAATAATTATATAGCAAGTCCATACAAAAATAGAAAATCGTCTGTGTGGGGTTTAAGTTCGCCAGCAATAGTAAAATTAAATTCAAATCAAGATTATATTGAAATAAAAGGCAATTATAATAGTGATTACTCGAATTGGATAGATGGATTTAAAGAATGTGGATGGGAAGCGAATTTAGATAATGTTTCTTCACCCGTTAGAAAAGATATAGCGAACACATTATCACGAAAATGCAATAGATTAATGTATTTAGGAACAGAATATGATGTTTATGGGAACACCAATATAGAAACTGCCCCCGACACTCGTACAACAACTGAAACACCAACTGAAACACCAACTGAAACACCAACTGAAACATCAACAGTAGAATTTACTACAGATGTAACTGTTAATGGACAACTCTCACAGAGTGAATTAAATCAAATTCAATCCTCTACACAGGATGCCTTACCCTCTTTAGATCAAGGGACATCTATAACAACAACAGTTACTTCGGGGGATACAGGAGCAGATGGAAATACACCTCTCACTATAAATTATATTATTACATGCCAATCGGACTGTCAGAATATTTTAGATAGTATTTCTAATGATCAAGTAATTAATCCCGATGTATCTTCTAATATAATTGCAGCAATTAATTCTTCATTTACGGATAATAAAAATGTAATAGAAATTCCATCGGATATATTGGCTACGATTAATTCTCCCGAAACAGTCACTATAGATTTATCGGATAATAATGCTATTTCAGAAACAGAAAGAAGATTTTATGAAAATTTCCCCTATTATTCTCGTTCCAACTATTTTGAAAACTTGTCAGAAGAATCCGGGGATACCGATGATACCGATGATACAATGCAATCATATATATCCGAAGGTTATTCTAAGGTAGATGATGATTTTAATAAACTTATTAAAGGAGATACACTTCCATCATTCTGTTCAACTAAACGATATAATAATAATATTATTTGCAGTTATAATACTATTGATAATCCATCTACGAAATTAATTCAAGATGGTACAGTAACAGATGAAATGTCTGATATAATTTACAGAGGAGAGATTAATGATAAACCAGAAATAACCGATAATTATTTATTTAATCAATATTATAAATACACTCCCGAAACAGAACAAAAACGAGAATATCCAACATTAATATCAAATCATTCATTCATAGCGAATCCCGGGAAAATTAAAGGATTGGCTAATATTTCTTCACCCGAGTGGGATTATCAACAGATGCTCTGGAAAGTAGATGGAGAAGGAAATCCAGATCAACCCTATAATATAATGTCTAAACCTAATCCTATTAGACCCCTTGGAATATGTCCGGGATATAAGACAATTACTGATGATAAAGGTCCCGATAATATTCAGAAAAAAAATGATAAACAATATAATACTTTTGATTCTCAGACTTTTAAATTAAATGGTCTAGATGTAGATTCATCATTTTCGTGTATCTCTAAAACATGTTATGTTAATGATTCGAATTCTATAGATTTTAAGGGAGGTATTAAAGAAGATTCGGTATCTAATTATTTTAAATCTGAAAATTGCATACCATCTCCTGGTGCATCAACCACGGATGATCAACTAATGTGTGGATGTGATTTCACTAGATCATCAGAATTAGGAAGTATACCTTCTATCCCTAATATAGATGGTGGAGAAGCCTCTGCATTTTTATCGGAAGTTTTACCTTGGCCAATTATAAGAGCACAGAGTTATCTTTCTTGTGGTGGGGGACTTAATCTTGAAGATAGTAAAGTGTATGATGTGAAAAACGATCCACAATTACCATATTTAGATCCGATCGATATAAAGGATGTGAACATGAATATACCCGATTATCATATTAAAGATAGAGAAGATTCAACCTGTTATGATTTAAATGTCGATATATTTAATGCGTGGTATTATAGTATTCAACTAATTAATTTATATGATTCAACGGGGAAATCTTATCCCGATGTATTATACAATAATAAACAATATACATATCATAAAAATCCTATAATACCCCAAGATCATCAAGATAACTTTGATTATAAAATTGTTTATTTTGAAAGTGTTATCTGCGCCGATTCATGGGGTGGATATTTAAAGGCAGGATTAAAGGAAAATTATTTATTTATTTCCGACGACGTAGCAATGTCTCCACCTGGGAGTGAAAGTGAAGAAACAGAACCATCCGATGAATGGAAAAATAAAACTAAATTACCGAGGGGATGGATATTTAATTATTCAGGTGAAACAGATGAAAATAGAACTGAGACAATAAAATCATGGATAATAAATAGATATAATTTAAAAAAAACATTTGAAAAGAATCTTAAATTTATATCACCCACGGGTTTCTGTGAAAAAACTGACTTTAATAATAATAAATCATTAAGCGAAGAACTTAGAAATGATTATAATTCAATATGGTGGCCGTTAAATGGACCCAATTTAGATTCTTTACCCGGTAACTCATATAGTAATGTTTCATATAATGAAATCTGGAGAAGTGGGGAAAATATTTTAACAAAAGTAGATAAATATAAAGTATACGACGAATTAATTAAAGAATATGAAAAGCATACCCCAACGGGTGATTCACCCATTGTCAACTGTGACGATGGTGACGATGATACAACTTTACCCTATAGAGATCCGAAAGAAGGTGGTTGTGATATCAGGATGACAGGGGTATTCGATGGCGAAGATGAACCATGGACCACAACTATATTAGGGAAAGAATACTGGATAAAAGATGGAGCTCCCGTAGATGGAAATTATTATTCTACGAAATCTCAAATGAATCTCGGTGACCAAATGGGAAGGATTACATTAAAAGATAGTTCTCAGACAGGATGGGGTATTAAAGAAAGTTATGCAACCGGTTATATTAAAAATGCAAATGACAATAATCTTAAAGTAACTAAAGATTATACAACTAAAGGTGGTCACGAATTTCTGGAAGATCGTTTCGGTTATTATACAGAATTCCCCGATTCAGGAGATACAGCCTCAAATGAGGGAGACGATCAACGAGACGATGATACACCGGTATATAGAAAGCAACCAGACGAATACCCATTTACGAACAATTATAAATCCGACCTCGATCTATCCGATAAGACGGGTTCTAGATATTCTTGTCAGAGTGTTGATAATAAATATGTTAAAAATGAAGGTCAGTCAGAAAATTGGAACAAATATATGACTTTAAATGAAGAAAAAGCAACAGCATTCTATAATGAATTAATACCGGAATCCTTAAGCGATCCAGATAAAATAAATGAAAATTGGGCAATTAATATGAAACCATGGTTGTCTTCAGCCAATGATTCATTAAATCCTGTAATTGATCCCAGAATAAATACAATATTAAATAAACATTCACGAGAAATTAAAAATAACTATAATAATATAAATGCATTTAGATCGGTCGAAGGACCAGACCAGAAATATATGTGGTTAGAATCGGAATATAATAATATTACTAGATCTTATAAAAATGATTTAGGAAAATCTAACATTTCTACAATTGTTAGAGCTAGAGATAGTAGATTCGATTTCAATTGCGTGGATTTTCAGAATAATGATAAAATAAATGAACTCCCAGATGATATGGTGAAATGGAAAGGAAATCCTGATATTGAGAAAGGCACGAAAGGAAAATCTAAAATTAAAGGATATTCCGAAATGCCAATGTTGACAAATGCTAACCTGATAAGCGTACAGTCAAAATCTCAATCTTGGGACGAATTCGTCCCCACGGACCCCACAGGGGCAGCGCCTGGATTTTCAGAATGGACAATTATAAATCCTGATAGCATAAAAGAAGAAAATGATACTACATCTTTATGGAGCAGGAAAATTAATGATAAAGATAGAGCTTTTTATGGCCGAGATAAAGATGAAGAAATAGATTTCTTATCACCTTTACCGAATATAATTGATAGCAAATATTTAGATACGGAAAATATATCTTTATTAGATACAGGGAATTATAATATAAGCGATTATTCTCGCATGAAAAGTGAAAGTGAAGATGGAACGAATTTGCCTAATATATGGAATGAATTTCTTTTTGAAGATAAACAACCTATAAATTTCAATATTTCAGATGAAACAAGGGAGAGAAAAAAGATAAGGCAAGATTGGCTCAAATTGTATCCAGAATATACAGAAGGCGGAATTGGTACAACGAAGAAATGCGATAATCCAATTAGCTATAAAAGATGTAAATACAATGAAGAATGTGGAGGATTATGTATTAAAGACAGTATAGAGGATGTCCCCCAACTTCATACTTGGACCAATCCATGGGCAACTGGTTATGCTGATTGGTATTTTTCACGGAATAATCCATATCCAACCAGCATATCACATGATAACAACGAAGTTCTTGGAGGCTCCGAAACTGGAATCTGTCAATTCGGGTCAGGTTCAACTATCAGAAAATTACCAGATTACGGGACAGATGAACCATATGTAGATAATACAAGAAATCAGACCGGGGGTTCCGGTTCGGTTTCTTGGGATTCTAAAATGGACAAGTTCTGTTCTGTTAACAATATTGATTATGCCCCCATAAATCCAAGATTAGTAAAGTCTCACCCAGAATTTGATATATTGAGAACCGAACTAGGTACTCAGATATTCAGTGCTGCAGAAAATACTATACCCGATGGTAAAAAAAGAATCGGTAAATTTTCGGTATTTCAAAATCAAGGGGGGCCATCTCTGGGGAATCCGTGTCCACATGTGGCTAATAGTGATTCAGTAAATAGAGAATTATCTAAAAAATGTATTTACAATTAATTTATTTAAAATAAACTCTATTAATAATTAAATATGGACAATACAGTTTTACCTTATAGAGATCAGATAGATTCATCAGATGAAAGTGATAGTTCCGATGAATCCGAAGAAGGAAATATGTTAACTAATAATATCGGTGTTTTATATAATGGTTCAGATATTAAAGATGAAAGATTTATGAATAGAGAAAGAGTTGAAGATTATCAGATAATAAGAAATAAATATTTTACTCCAGAAATAAGAAAAATAAGATTAATGATTGAAAGTAAAAATATAACACAGAGTTCAGGACGAGATACCTCCAATTATAAAATTAATTTTGAAAATAGCACATCTAATTCTACCAGCGGATACGGTAATTTTGATAATGTAATCGGTTTTAGATTAATGAGAGCGAATATATTTAATTCACTTTACACAGTGAATGAAAATAACAGGAATGTTTCTATAAGTAATGTATCAGTTACTTTAACACTCGGAACATATACATTCACAGAATTAGGTGATCATTTACAAGATAGAATTAATGCGGCAACAGGTCTATCCGGATTCGTAGTAGATAGTAATACAGTAACTTATAAATATAATATTAGTTCTGGATCATCTTTTACAATCGAATGGGCATCAGTTGAAGGTTATTCCCACAGATTATTCGGTTTTAATAATAAAGATATTACAATCGCGGCATTTTCTCATGAATCGGATAATGTGGTTCAACAGAGTAATCAATTCGTCGACCTTGTAATACCCGAAATACCCTATATAGCATGTAAAAGAAATAGTATAGGAAAACATTTAATCGATAGAATACCTCTTGATTGCCCACAAGGATCTATTATGCATTATTCAAATGATTATAATCCTGAAAATTATTTTACTCCTATAAATTTGAATTCTTTAACAATTAAGCTATACGAAGACACAACAGATAAACAATATAGATGTCAGAATAATGATAATTCATTCGAATTTGAATTAACTATCCTTAATAGAAATGTCTGAATCTTTATTATTTTTTAAAATTTCATCTATCTGTTTAATCATTGCACCAACGGGTAATAATTCTTCTGTTTTCCACTTAATTCTATCATTCGTAACCTCAATTAAATTACGGATACTCTGTAATAATTCTATTGGTATTTCGGTATTTTCTTTATTAATATTAGTTTCCATTTTATATTCACTAAATATATTTTTTAATATATTTAAACCATCACCTTGAATATTCATATCTATTTTATTATTAAAAAATATATCTTTATTTACTGTATTTCCTTCCCAACATACACAGATCATACAATTGGTTATATCACTCATACCACATAGTTTAGAATCACCATAAATATTTTTACCTTCGCCTTTACTAGATTCTTCATATTTATATTTGTTCCAATGAGACTTTTTCATACATAATGTTGCTTCATGGTACAACATATAATCTCTAACACACTGAATATAACTACATTGATAATCATTTTGTGGGTAAATAAACAGCATGTCCAATGAACCTGTAATAGATTTATTCTTATTCATTAAAATATCTATACTATGATTTAAATAGGATAGTAAATATAAATCATCATCATCCATATTAATTAAATAATCATGACTACTACTCTCACTTAATATATTTCGCTTTTCACCGATACTAAATTTTTTATCAATATATTTATATTGAATCTGAATACCTAAAATATCTTCTAAATTTTTAATTTCTTTTTCATCTTTAAAAAGTTTTTCATAATCATCTAATGATTTATCATTACTTTCTAAAATATTCCATTCAATTTTTTCTTTCGGATATGTAAAATTATTTATATTATTTATCATTAAGGGTAAGAATCTTTTACGATTAAATGTTGGCGTTAAAATTGATATATTTGGTAGAAATTTATCATGAATAGGTATATTAAATATTTCTTCGCATAAATTTCTATCTCCATAAAAATTATCACTATACCCATCCTTCTGTGATACAAAATGAGGATAAAAAAGATACCATTTATCTACCTTCTGTAACTGAAATGTATATTCATCAATATTATATGAATGATTATCTTTATTTTCTATTCTTAATTTCATACCTTCATAATAATTTTTTAAAAGTATATCATAATAATGTTTTTTTATGATATAAGAATGAGTTGTCCAAGCATTTTTAACTCTTATTAAATCATCCTCAATAAATTCATATCGATTATCTCTTACCCATGCCCCCAAATATAAAACATCATAATCATAATTGATATATTTTTCTATCATATTTCTACATCGTTTAATATTACGAAAGACTATATCATCTTCAAAAATACATACGAAAGGATAATTCCTTTCTTTCGCCAATTCAATACATTTTATATGAGATTTTACACAACCTACGATTCCTATTTCGTGAGAAATCGCTTCAAATCTATTAGGAGAATTAATACCGAATTTTTTTAATTCTTGTATAGTATTTTTATTCTTTTCTTTTCTTTCATTTAAATTTATATAAAAATGATACTTTTCTATAAGATCCATTTTATTATATTTAATCTTTATAAAATTCTTTTAAATTATTTGTTATAAAATAATTACAATCATGACAATATAATATTTTTTTACCTATATCTGTATTTGGTATTGGATATAATTCAGTTAAATTAATAGTAATATCTTTTATTTTAGTATTAGTATTTTCATTATAAATATGAATTAAATTTTCATTACCTTCTGGATAACAATATAGTATTTTATTTTCTTCTGTTTGTTCTACTTCAGTATTAGTAAAATATCCCTTTTGTAATATATTAGTGTTACAATATTTACAAGTAATATTTGTAAATTGGTGAATAATATTATTAATTAAGTGTTTATAATAATCATTTACAACTAAATCACCATTTTTAAAATTATGATTACTAGAATCATATGTTGTTGGATAATCAATTATTTCTTCACAATTTGTACAATAAACACATAATGATTGTGTATTTACTTCTTCATAATCTAAATCTAAATTATGAGTATCTTTTATAAATATACAATTATTATTTGTATCCTCTAATCTATAATCATTTTCAGTACATTTATAATATGTATCAATTAATAATTCATTACATGTTAAACATTTACTCATTTATAATAAACTAATATTATATTATCAAGAAGGATAAGCACCTAAATAAAGAGAATCATTTGCATTCATTGGTGAGCTACTTGACCCGGCTAATAAATGTGCTACTCTTATTTTATCACCAATAGCTAATGTTATAGAAGGACTTCTCATAACAGTCCCTGTATACCTTGTACTGCCACTTGTTTCTCTATATATATAATACGTTCCAGAAGATTGAGGAATTGTTCCATTTCCAACTGGGAAAACCCCGGTTGAACCACTAATTCCGTCAGCAGTTCCAGTTGGGTTAGATGTAGTTGAGCTCGCGTAAGTAAATCTACCAGTACTTATTTGTGTAGTTATATTTGTAGACCATGTATAATTACTGGCAGTTTGTGGTGTTATTGTAAAACCTATTGTTGATGATCCACCAATTTGTCCTGTCTGAGTCATCCAATTGTCGCCACTAGTTGTATTAAAAATCCAAGTTGTTTTAACTGTATTAGAAGCATCTAATACTTGAACCCCTGCAATAGAAATATCATTAAAATAAGTAGTTTTTGCTGTCACTTTGATGCCTATATAGATATGATAATTACCTGATAACCCGACCTGTGTTTCAGAAACATCATAAGCACCGGCATAATCATTTACTGTACTCGCAATAAATCTATTTGATATTTCTATAAAATCACTTGATATATCCGGGTATAGTGTCGGATTAGTACTCTGAATAGACCATGTTCCCGTATTAGTACTAGTTGTTGAATCCCCTACAAAAAAAGCCCAACTATCTATATCTAAATTAGATCCATTACTACTGGTTCTATATTTTCTTGGAAGAATTATATGGTTTGGTCCTAAATTGTAAGGACCAATAAATAAACTATCCGCATACTGAAATTCTAATCTTTGACCAAATGCCTTAAATGTTATATTTGAGTTGGTTGTCCCGCTATATACAACGGCATTAGATCCATTTATTTCATCTCCCATTACTAAACTAGTGCTAGGTGAATATGTTATAGATTGTATGATAGTTGAAACAGTGGGGAAATCAGATTCATCAGATGATAAATACATTCCTGTATATACAGTATCTGTCTCTGTTAATTGAGAACCATTTAATTGAATATTACTGATAGTAGATGAATTATTAGTTATTTGACCGGTTAATGTAATTTCATAATAATTTACTTTCATTCCTATATAATATGTTGAGGCTGTATGAGTGAATGAGTTGTAAAAATGAGTGGGAACACTCTGAAGATAATTATATGTAGTAGCTATTGTCCCGAAACCATTACCAGAACCAGCAGTTGTTCCTATACGATTATGATAATTACTTGTTGTTGTTGCATTTGTAATTTTTCCACCAGTTATTTCATCTATTTTGTTAGAAGATTCTACATCATGACCAGTATGAGTAATATACCCAAATGAATGTAAAGCAATTCTATCATTAAATGTAGTATGTCTCACCCTTAAAGCATTTGAAGCAACATCATTCCAAGAACTCTGACCTTGTTTATGAACAATACCAATCTGTGAATGGAATGGAGAAACAATATTAACTTTAATCCATACCTCTGCATCATCTTCTGTTCCAATTGTAGGATCTCCAGTCTGTGGACATAATAAAATACTTGGATAATGATGTGATACATTTGAATGAAATAATCTAGAAAATTTATGTTCGGAACTTGTTTGTCTTGTTGTAGATGATACAGAAGAAACAGGATATAACCTGTCCGCCTCCCCACTAAAATCATCGTTAAAATTAAAATTATCAGTTACAAATGTATTACTAGCAGAACCAAATGTTTTATCTTTAAAATCATCATTCATTGAAATTTCACCACTTGATGGAATGCTAGTTCCATCTGTTAAACCAGTATTTCTAAAAAAAGATAAACTAATTGACGTATTTTTTTTACGATCTCTAAGACTACTATTACCAGAAGCATCAGTTCTACCTCCCGCTACATAAGCGGCCTTTAAACCACTAAAACTTATACTGGATGAACCAACACCTGCCATATTATATTATCTTATTTTTTAATTCATTCACTTGACCTTGTAAACTTTCTATCATTTTTTGTTGTTCTTTAATTGATTCTATTAATAAAGGTACTATTTTTTCATATTGAACAGTTAAATAATTTTCACCTGATTTAGATTCACCATCTTCCATATCAAAAGGTGCCGGTTTTACTGCTTCAGGTATAACACTCTGAACATCTTGAGCGAATACACCTATTTGTTTTTCATCTATTGGTTTAAAACCAGCTTCCACACATTTATCTACCAACCAATCATAAGTAAACCCAGATAATTTATTTAGTTTCTCTAAAGGATCTTTAATTATCTCTATATTCTTTTTTAATCGTTTATCTGAAGAAAATGCTGTAATATCACCCGTACACGACAAACCTGAAGCATTCATTGTAACACCATCATTTCCATTAAATCTAAATATTATATTATTATCTGTACTAAATTTAAGTTGATTATCTGAATCACGACCAACCACTAGACTTGTATCGAGTATGGATGAAATATCTAAATTCCCCGTAATACTAACACCCGTATTAGTAGTTTCTAACTTTTTGCTATTATTATAAAATAAATCAACTGAATTATCAGCATTAAATATGGCCATCGTTTTTGATGAATCGGCATTAGTAAATGTCTGAGTTCCGGAACGATATTTTAAAGTTCCTGTTCCAATATCATCTATATAACTATTACTTCCATCATGATATATTTCTAAATCCGGACCGTTCCCAAATTTCGCTTTCACATTATCATTTAAGAAAACACCCCCACTAAAAGTTTTTTCGCCGCCGATCGTTTCATTGCCGGTATTAATTACCGCGCTATTTAGCTTTGTATGATCGGCATCAGTAAAGACATTGCTATCGCTAGCAGATTCTACGAGAGTTCTGATTTCAGCGGCGGTTTGATCGGCTGTGGCTAAAGCTTCAATACCATTTAATTTACTATGATCAGCATCAGTAAAGACATTCGAATCAGTTGCTGCCTCAACCGCTGCTCTGATTTCAGCGGCGGTTTGATCGGCTGTGGCTGAAGCTTCAATACCATCTAGCTTTGTTTTATCTCCGTCAATAAAGGCACCTTCGCTTGGCTTCACTTGAAGCGTTGAGATCGTAACACCTTTCACGCCAGCAAGATCAGTGACTTCTGAATCCATGAGAGCTCCCGCGGCAGCAACATTCGCTGTATCTGTTACATCCGCAAGCGCCTCTATGTTTCCGAGTTTTGTTCTTTCCGCACTTGTGATAATCGCCCCTGAACCGACACTTGAAACATCATTAAGTTGCGTAACACTACTCGTTGTATAGATTCCATTTGTCACCGTGGTTGCGTTTCCATTTATACTTCCAACTATATTAGATGAAAAAGTCTTTTCGCCAGCAATCGTTTCGTTGCCTGTGTTCATTACCGCTCCTGCAGCAGAAACGTTCGTAGCATCAGTTACATCAGCCAATGCTTCAATACCATCTAGCTTTGTTTTATCTCCGTCGATAAAGGCACCTTCGCTTGGCTTCACTTGAAGCGTTGAGATCGTAACACCTTTCACGCCAGCAAGATCAGTGACTTCTGAATCCATGAGAGCTCCCGCGGCAGCAACATTCGCTGTATCTGTCACATCAGCCAATGCTTCAATACCATCTAATTTACTATGATCGGCATCAGTAAAGACATTTGAATTTGAGGCACTTTCAACAAGAGTCCTGATTTCAGAAGCGGTTTGATCGGCTGTGGCTGATGCTTCAATACCATTTAATTTGCTTCTTTCATCACTTGTGATAATATTACCTGATCCCGCATTTGTTATTCCTAATGCTGTTAATGCTGCTCCACGTGAAGTTGCCCCTGTTCCTCCGTCTCCAATGGCTAGTGTCCCTGTAATATGGGATGCTCCTAAATCTAATGATAATTCAGACGCATCTATCATTATCCCACTATGTGCTTTTATATCTACAGATAATGTGTTACCAGATTTATCCAAACCATTTCCAGCTGTTATTTCTCCGGCACCGGAAAATTGAACAAATGTCAAATCTGTAGTACCAATTATAATATCATTATCCCCAGTTAATACAAATCCAGCACCAGTATTAGTAGTACCTTCCTCAATAAAAGTGAATGCGCCACCACTTACTTTATTATCGCTATCAAAGTCGGATGCTCTTGTCCAATTACCACTATGAACTAAATAAATACCATTCTGAGAAGGTGTACTCTGATTTTTAACTAATATACGATCCCCAGCTGCTACAATGGGTCCATCAATTTGTATTATCCCAGATAATGATGGTATATTATCGGTTGTTGCCAGACGACATGATTCTTTAACATCTAATCCTAAAGATACTACATATTCTTCAAATAATAAATTTGTTGTATCTAATACAATACTATCTGTTGTTAACTGAAATAATTTATTAGCATTCATTGAACCCCGTTCTATAAAAATGAATGAATTGGGGCGACAAGTTTCATTACTATTCATGTCTGTAGCCCTGAACCATTGACCAGTTGAACACACGTAAATACCATTTTCGGAACCGGTACTCTGATTTTTTACTAAAACACGATCACCAGCAATTATAGATATACCATCAATTGTCTGTTGACCTGATAAGGTTATATTTTCTGTTGTTGCAACTTTACAAGATAATTTGGAATTAGTTGTATTTACATATTGTTCTGCCGGAGATAAACTCTTAAATAACGTATTCGACATTATGTTATTATATAATTTATAATTTATAATTTATAATAAACAAATATGCGACAATATTTAGAAAAATATAAATATCATTTAGGGGGAGTCTCTATTACTCTGATAATCTTATACGTGGTAT